GGTAATAGACAATTTATTGACTGGTTCATTCACACTCTTTAAGTTATCTGGTGTAGATGCGTAGGCGTAATTCATACGACCACGATTTGCGCCATCGTTGAATCCACTCTCAACTTCATTAGGAGTAGAATTCAAATCAAGCGGAATAATATTCACACCACCAATGATGTTTGTATCGTCTAATCTAAACAGGCTATCATATGTTTGAATATTAGGATATTGTAGGACACTCTTGTTAGTCACTACACTCCACTGACCTAATGCCTCATTAAACTGAATATACGCATCACAACTATCTGCCATTGCCACCAAGTTGCTCATAACTGTTTGAGTAGTATCTAAGACACCGTTGAAGCGATAGCGTGGCTGACTCGCAGTGCCACCACCAAATTGTGAGAAGTTAATTAGAACATCACTGTAACTATCTAAATTGGCAAAACTAGCGGCATTGACTTTATCTGGATCTAAGCCAGCGCCATAACGATTATTGGTTAGATAGTCAATCATAGCGGCACCTGGACGATAGCCGCCGGTTACACCTGTTTGATTGATTTTAACTTCTGCTAGGAGAGCGCCTAGACCAGTCATGTTATCATCAGTAGAATAAACACACTTAACAATATAGAATACAGTGCCAGTCATTGCTTCTGTATTACCCCAACGGGCTGCGGCAGGAATAGCCGTATCTTGTAAGCGGGTGAAAGCGGTAGTTGATGAAGATAGTCCGTTGAGAGTTAGTGGCGTTGAACTGCCACTGTATGGGTAAATCCACAAGTTGCCATCAATCTTAGCGTCTTCTTGACCAGCGTTGTTTGTTAGTTTTATTACACGACCATATTCACTACTAGAGAATGTAATCTTCTGTTCATTCCAGTACATATCGCCGAATGTAACCGTAGCTTCACCGCTATCAGGCGCTTCACAAACAGAAATAACATACCACATTGTTTGATTGTCAGTACTAATCTTAGCATCTGTTAGGAAGCCTGATACGAAACCAGTACCATAGATTACTGGTAGTTTGTTTGTGGTTGCGAATGGCAGAACTTGACTACTACCTTGTTGAGCGGTTGAGCCGCCATCTGTTTGTGATGGCTGATCTTTAGCAGTAACGGCATTGAGCACATTACTAACTAACATAGTGCCCAACATTCTGAGCCCGAGTGCTGGCGCATAGATAGCAAGACCAACAGCAGCAATAGCAGTTATTGGGTTACTAACGATTGCTTTAATTGTGCCTGTTACGGCATTCCACGCTTTTGATAACCATCCCATATCTTACACCTTTTTACCAAAGTCAAATTGAACACCAATCAAACTTGGTATCTTGTCCATTGAAGTATCGCTAGGAGCATATTGCTTCCAACTCTCTGAGTTTGTTTTGCGACCGCTGTATAATCTCTCAAGCGAATATTTTGTAGCACTACAGTTGAGAATAAGGTTAATAGTATTCTCAATCGCTTCATAGGTTTCATCAGTGGTATAACTGGTAACAATACCTGTAAATCGCAAATACATGTTTGTTAGGTTATATTGCTCATCATAGAAGCCACGATAGATGGTAATCTCACTGCCTTTAGTAGAGCGGTCAACAACACGCCAAACTTCATCAGGGTCAACACCCATTAAGATGATAGAGGTATCAAAGCCACTTACTGAGATATCCTTTTGTTGACTGCCAACTGATAGTAAGCCACCAACTGCTTCAAATACCACTTGTTGACCATCAATAGTCCAAGTTTCGTCTTTATATGCTGATGAGAATGTATAGGTAGTTGCGGTATCTGTTGCGTTGTCGTATTTTACCCAACGAACAAATTCAGCAGTGCGAATGTTTTGATCTCCGCCGCTGACTTCAGGTATTAGTGTGCTCATTTATTATTCCAGTGATTTGTTAATAACTTGTATCAGTGTATTCTACAAGTTTGAAAGAGTCAGTAAACTCTATGATACCATTATTTATTAGGGTGCCATTTTGATAGGTAGTTGCGCCGGGAATGATTTTGTATGCGGGCATATTTGTACACAACATCATCCATCGGCAGTTAGCGCCAATATTTACAGTGCTGTTATCTACTCCTACTAAAAAGTTAGGACGGTGTGTAGTAATTGTAACTGTTGAGGAACTACCACGAAGGACATCTGCGGTAACAGAAAACGGTGCGTAGAAACTACCGATTTGAATGATATCGCCTTTGCCAAATAACAAACTGCTATCTGTAATTGTAATGCCATCAACTGTTGGCAAATTAGTTAGTACCAGTTGATTGCCTGTAAATGATTGAACGATAATAGCACTCTGCTGAGCATCAGTCATTACACCCTGATAGCGAAACATCCAACTTAACTTAGGGTTGTTAGAGAATGTAATAATCTCTGGTGTTCTACGATCAATATAATCAAGTTGTTCAATGATGGCTCTACCCTTGTAGTAAGGTAATCCACCACCATGATGAACAGTAAACTTCCACGGGTTGCGTGTTGGTGTTTCTGCTGTTTTGTAAATCTCAGCACGAGTTGCTTGAACGCCGATAATTCTACGGCGATCAATCTCAATACTATCACTGGAATCAATTATTGCTTGTAAACTCATTTGTTAGCCTCTCATTGGCACTTCTCTACGTGCCGATTCTACAACACCAAACAGTGTTTTCTTATTTTCTGCGAATAGTTGCGCAACTGATTTGGCATCTAGTGCCGATACACTATTATTTACATTAGTAGTATAATAGTTGTTGACTGTTTGACCACCACCACCTAATTGATTGTTAGGAATAACAGTGCCAGCCGAACGAGGCACAAACAATTCAGGACCGTTCTCACCAACGATTGAGGCTTTGCCCATTGGAGGCTGACCACCTTCGGCGAAACCTAGTAATCCTCCTAGCCAGCCACCAATACCACTTAGAATACTGCCACCGACACCGCCGCCAATTCCGCCTCCACCCATCATTTTCCACAACTGCATAGCCTGTGCCTTCATCTCAATTTTGATTAGGTCACGTATGATCGAACTTGCTAAGTCAGAGAATGAGAATTTGCCAGTATCAACAAAACGGTCGATAGCACTTTCCATACCACGGGTAACAGAATTAAATGCGTTACCTGCCATAGTTGATGCTTTTGTGGCATTTTCGTAATAATTGTTGAACGCCTGTTGCCACCCAAATTTAAATGTTTCTGTTTGTTGAGTCAACACTCGCTGTTCCTGACCAATATCTTGAATTCTCTTTAATTGAATTTCAAGAATACTATTGGTTTCGCTGCCAATCTTTTTCTTTACTCTCTCTAATTCAGCAATATCCTCTGTAGTTTTATTTTCTTGTGATAAGATGAATAACGCTCGTTGTTTTTGACCGACATTTAATTCACTAGAATCATTGATTGCTTTTTGTAAAACATTAATTTCTTCTAATTGTTGTTTAGTATTTTGTTCAATATATGGTCTAAGAGCAGATGATGCCGCTATTGCGGCATACTGACCTCTAATTGCTATTAAATCTTTAAGAGAATCAGCTTGAGCATTACCAACAGCCAACAAAGATTGTTCATTGTATTTGTTTAATTCATCTTGCTTAATTTTTTCAGCAGTAATCTTTTTTTGCTCATCGGCCTGTTTAGTAATAGTGTATATAGTATCCAAATATGCCTGCATATTTGCTTTTTGATACTCACTATCCTTACTATTAAATTCAAGTTTCTTTGCTTCAATATCTGCACGAAGTTTTTGTTCGATAGCCAAATTTGAGGCAGCAATCTGCGCCTGAGTCTTACTCATGGACATGCTACTAGCTGATAATTGTAGTTGTTCATATAGAGCTTGTGTATTACGCTTATACTCAATACCAATCTTCATTACCTCTTCACGCTGTTGCTTCAACTTATTATTAAGTTCATCTGTTTTTACAGCGTTTGTTTTTGTTTCGTCGCCTTGCTTCTTGGTTTCATCATTGACTTCTGTTTGCTTGTCTTTAGTTAGACCAAGGGCAGTTGCTACCGCAGTCACACCAGCAACTACCAACATGCCGCCTCGAATCCATGGGTTCATTGTAGTGACTGTATTAAATGCTGCCTGCGCCGCAGTTGCTAACATAATAGCAGTGCGCATCAGTCCAAGTGGAACTAGAACAGCAGTAACAGTAACAGCGATAACTTTAAATCCAGTGGCAATCGCATCGGTAGATACTTTTGTATCGGCTAACATCTTAAACACTGGATTAAATGCTTCAGCAAATGCTAGTTTGACTTGTTTAAGCATTTTTGCCATGCTATCATATGCTTGGCCAGCATCTTCGATAGCCGCTGCGTATTTTTCGCTTTCTTTTGTATTGTCTGCCATCTGACTGGCCATCTTAGACCAATCAACACCAATTGCTGCCTTGCCAAACATTTTAAACGCTAGAGCATTACGCTCAGTAGCGTTTGTCATTTCGCCTAACTGAGTAATTACTTTGCCGCGGATCTCGCTCTCACTCATACTACCAAGTTGACTGATAGAAATGCCTAAATCTTGAAAGTTCTTTAATGTTTTTAGATTGCCGTCGTTGAGTTCGCCAATACTATCATTAATACCTTTGAAGATTTTAACGGCGTTATCGCCCTTACCACCGACAGCGCCTAATGCGGCACTAAGTGATAATACTTCTGCCGTAGTGGCATTGAAAGCATCAGCGGTATCAGTAATTTCATCTGCGAATGACGCAACTACGCCAATCATACCAACGAAGGCAGCAGCTACACCCTTAGCTAAATCATTAACTCTGGAGAGCGCTTCGTCCGTTTCAACTACTAACTTATAAACATCTGTTGTTGTTGCCATTATACTCTACCGCCTCTCATAATTCTGTTAACTGTTCGTTTGATATATTCCATTGTTGGCTTACTCATACCATCGGGCGCTTGCTTAGAATATCCTTCATCTAATCGTTGGGCATATGGATAATCAGCAACAATCTCATTGCCTTTTAAATCAGTATTTCTACGAGCATTGCCACTATCTACAGGAGTAGGTGCTCCATACTTAAAGAATTCGTGCGCTTTTTTTGGCACTTTCTTTAATTCATTTTGAATCTTCTTTGTTTCGAGTTCAATATCTTTACGAACAGGTTGAAGTTGAAATTTAAGCATTTGTTTTTGTTCTTTTCATTATATCTTGTAGCTCATCTACGGTATAATCAACCGCAACTTTACCTTCTGATTTGCGTTGCTGATAATCACGATAACTTGCGGCAGCATCCATCACATATAGATCGAAAGTAGAACTATTAGCAATAATTTCGCTAGGCAATTTACCATATCTGTGTGCTAAGTTGTCTAGTGTCATAATCATTGCTAATTCTCTACTTCCTTCAGGGATGGTGCCGCCAGTTAGTTTCCCAATAATTGGGTAACTTTACCAATGGCCTTCATCAATACTTTTGTAGGTAACATTACATCATCTACAAGAAGTTTATTACCGTGTTCGTCAAGGATTAAGTCCTTAACAATAGTAATTGCTTCGCTCTGATTTGATTCTGTTGATTGCGCCAGCTTCATAAAGACAGACATTGGTTGTCTATCCCATGTGTGGAATGTAATTGCTTCGCCGTATTCTAGGACGGTTGCTTCGTCATCTAGTGTGACTTCTACTAATTGTGGCTTAGCTGCCAATTGACTCATTTTCATTTATTTTCCTTAGTTGATTTGCTTTCACGCAGACTATTGATTAGAGCAAGTCTGAATGAACTTTTGGCTTTTAGTTGACGGAGCGTATTCTCCATGTCAACAAGCATTGCCTTTGCTTTTGCTTCATCGGCTAGAAGAGAATCTAAGATTTCATTCTCATCGTTAAGCCATTGTTTATTTTCTTTATTCATAATATTTATTCACTTACTAAAAAGGCGGACTACCTTGTGGGTAACCCGCCCGATCTCTACATCCTAGGTAGATTAACCAGTAACAGTAGTAGCCATAGCACCGTCAACAGCGATGGTCATTGGTGTTACCCAAATTGGCGCATCTGGTGATGTTGTTGGAGCTAAGGAGCTAATAAAGCCCTGACCAACTGTGATACGATCTGTGGTAGCACTTGTATTGCCTGTCCAGTAGATTGTAAACACGATTGGATACTTGTCAGTAGACAAGGTTGCTAGACCCAAACGAGCGGCTGTAGCAGCAGTAGCAGTAGCATCGCCGAAATATACAGTATCGTCAATAACGATGTTAGTAGAGATTTCGTTATCAGCTGGTGTTGACAACTTGCGTGTATCAATATCAGTGAAAGTAGTATAGCTATAGACACCAGTTGAGTTGGTGATTGTCAAGTCCTGTAAGAAAGGAATTGTCAAACCAGTAGTTTCGGCAGAGATTGGAGTCGCACTGTTTGTGTTGCGCTCACCAACCTTGATAACGATAACTGGTTGTGTAGATGTTGTGTTTGTGGTAATTCTTGCCATGATTGTTTTCCTTTAGTTGTTATTGGGTTTCGATCCGTTTAAGTTCGAAATCGTATGTTCGGTATTCAGCTCTGTTCAAGTATTCTTGTTCCATTACATAGTCACGCTCGTGATACCCGTCTAGCAATTCATTGTCGAACACTATGCCAGTTACCGCATCAATAGCGGCATCACGCTTGTTATCACCTTGAAAAGTAACTACAAGAATTCTCATAGCATCTACACAAGTGTAAATGTGTGATTCATCTTGTACGCCTAGTCGGTATGGTACTCGCTCACTGGTAGCTGGGTCATTAACATAAATTCCATGACGAACATTCTTCATATCAGTTGGAAAGTCGTCAAAGACTTCAAAGCCAGTTCGCTTAGCTTTGAGCCACGCAGTAACATCAGCGCTAGTAACTAATGGTCGTGCCATCAGAAGTATCTCCTATCGCCCGTGAAGTATTCAGCATCTGCTTTCATATTTTCTTCAAACTTGTCGATAATACCGTCAAGTCTAAGATCGTAGAAATTGGATAATTGAACAGCTTTAGTAAATTCAGCTTCATAACGGGCCTTAGCATGTTTCCAGTTCTTTTCATCAACTTCGTTAATGTTAGAAACATCTGTTACTAAGGCGCTATAAAATTGTTCTACTGCCTTGAATACGTCTAAGCGAATTAGTGTTTGACTATCTTTTAGCAATTTAGCAGTGTCAAAGGCAGTTACCATTCGACCTTGCGCGTCATTTTTAAAATACCAAGCACCCATTGTACTTTCAACATACTTAGGCCACCAACCAAATTCTAGTGAATACAATATCTCCTGACTGCCAACTCGAAAATAATCATCCCAGTTTACATCGAGCGAGTCAGCACGGCGCTCAGCGGCAGGATCATAAAAGATAATGTCGTCGACCGTTGCGTTACTAATTCTTGAATATGAGATTGACATTTTTTTCCTTGTGTAGTCAGTTAATTAAGCGATTATTGAACATACGATAGAGAGTGAACTTAATCACTCTCTACTTCAACTATCAGGCTGTGATTTCCACGTTTACAGCACCGCCGCGGCGACCGTCAGCAACACCACTACCGAAGAAGCCAGTGCCACTAAGCCACATCTGAAGTCCGTATGGCTTTTGGCCCATTTTGATATCTAGACCACTCTTCATGACGGTGTAGATTGAGTTATCACCGAAGTAAGCGCCAACACGGATTGTTTCTGCTGAGCCACCTGCGATAGCGCGTGAAGCTGTTGGCAAGAAACGTGTGAATAGAACACGGCAGCCGTATAGGTTTTGAACGTTACCGTTTTGTAGCAATTCATTACCTAGGTTAGAGATGTTGTTGTTAACAGCACCGCCAGTTAGTTCGCCTAACAAACGTGACTGAGATACTTGAGTGTCTAGAACTACAACAGGTGTACCAGATAGGCCAGCGTTAGTCCATACTGAACGAATGTTGCGAATCAATTCACTAACTGTAGCACTTGTGAAGCCAGCAGTAGCTGTACCACCAGTGGCGCCAGCAGCGCGTAGTTCCATAGCGCCTAGAGCACTAGGACGTGTGAAACCGTCAGCACTTGATGCGTAGTTTGTATTGCCTGGAGTTGCTTTGAAAGACAAGAATGCCTTAGCAACACGTTGGTCAACTTTCTCAGCGAAAGATTCGCCTAGTTCTGCGCCGATACTTGATGCTAGATCAAATGCGGCTGTTTGTGCCAAGAATGTATCGAAAGAGGTAGCAGCAACTGCTGGTGTAGCAGTGATTGTACTTTGTTCGATAGAAGGTGTTTGCTCACTCGCGTCACCAGAGATGTCGCCGCCTGTACCGGCAGGATCATAATCTGCGTATGAAAGTGGAGAAAACTTAGGAATAACGTAGGTTGTTCCCTGGCTGATTGTCGCAATGCGAGTTGCGTCAACTAAGCCACTTGCTGAGTGAACAGCGCGTAGACAGAAACCAGAAATTGCTTTCTCGAATGAATTGGATTCACCGGCTGAACCGCCGAGCACATATGCCATATTTTATATTACTGTCGTTTATTAGACTGACACAGTATCATTAAAAGTTTTGATGTTAGTGTCAGACCCATTCCGACAATAACGTGTGTATTGTTTAGGCACCGTAGCCATTTATACACATGGAATTGACTTTACGTAGTCATCGAGTTAAGTTGGCTTTACGGTGCCACCGAAATGTTGTGAGTATTTCTACCCATAATCTTATTTATCAATAGACACTATATTCCTATAATGTCTATCAATAACTAGATTACTGTCCGAACATTCTACCAGGGTGACTGTTCTGAACGTTTACACCTAATGACTTTAAGCCACTGTTCTTAGTTAAACCTTTACGGCCTGCCCACTGTTCAAACGCTGCCGGGTCCTTCGTATAATCTGGAACAAATTCACCATCGCCTGGCATACCATCAAACATAGAGCCTTGTGGTCTGAGTCCACTGCCGCCTTTTGGTTGTTGTGTTTGGCGTAACAATTTAGGGTTATTGCGACCCATTTCTTCCATCAATTCTTTGATAGTTAATGGAGCGCCAGTATCTGTTGAATAACGTTGGCGATTCTTGCTATCAACAACGATAAAGTCGCCGTCTTGTTCTACTAGTTGGCGCTTGATTTCAGAAATAGTATAATCTGAGAAAGCAGGATCAAATTGATCTCCCATCGCGTTACGAATAGAGTTATCTAATTCTTTTTGTTTGAGTGCTGCTTGTTGTTGCTCAAACTGTTGCTTCATTGCCTGTAATTGATCTTGTAGATCGTTAGCAGTAATGCGCTTTTGCTTCTGTTCTTCTGTTTCGCCAGTTGGCTGAGCAGGCTTAGCAGTTTGTTGGGCTTGTTGTGATAAACGAGCGACTGTGGAGATTAGATCCTCCATACTTTGAAACTCAGTGCCTGTAGCGTTTGATAGGGCTTTCAACATTGATGCTTGTGTTGACTTTCTAATTGCTGCTGGGTTTACTTGTTGGTCTTGCTGACCTGTTGTGCCTTGTTGGCCCTGTGATTGGTCTTGGGATTGACCACTGTCTTGGTTTTCGATTTCCATTTGATTGCTTTCTGTCAGGTACGGTTGACGCCGAAGTTATGTGATTGCTCACCATATTATTTATCTACAATAGATAAAATGAATACTTTTGCTGTACTTGAC